TTGATGTAATAGTAGGGGTTACTGAGCTATCTACAATCCATTCAGTATCTAGATAATTATTCCAGAGATGATCAAGTATCGTATAGAATCCGTTACCATGCCATACTTCACCTACATATGTAGAATTTTGATTATCTCCATCCGTAGTACCTCCTGGTTGTTCATCACAACAATCTGGATCATCGCTTGGGCAGTTTTTAGGATCACATGGTTTTGTAGTATCACAACAATCTGGATCATCGCTTGGGCACTTTTTAGGATCACATGGGTCAGGTGCTGGTGGTGGTGCTGGTGGTGGTGGTGCTGTTGGTACTGGTGCTGGTGGTGGTCCTGGTGTTGCTCCATAGTTAGGATTACTTCTAACTGGCTCACAGAACTCAGTATTAGCGTAGTAATTAAATGATGTAGCATTTTGTAACTGAGAAAGTGGTCCGGCTAGAGACATTCCTCCCACAATAAACATTTGCATAGATACCCTTACTAACCAAGGTTGTGCTCCTATACCTTCAGGATTAAGGTCCCAAAGAGGTTGTTCATAACTAAAATCTATATTATTAATAACAACTTTACAGTTATAAAAGTCTCCTAGTCGTAAGACACATATAGGGGGTCTACCAAATGCCATATTATTTGGACCCACCGTTCCTTCTATTGAAGGTCCCGCCCTTAAACATTGATTTAAGAATACCATTCTTTCATTTAACATACATGGGTGCATAGCGTGAAAAGCTGGGTCAAAGTTTTGTATTTTTTCCTTAAAGGTTTGGTAGGCAAAAGAATCTTCTTCTTGTACTTTTTCAAAAAAAGTTCCCTCCGGTATTCTAGTGTTAGTGGTATTAAAAGTATCTGTAGCCTCTTGTAGTAACTTCTGGTACTCTAATTCGGCTTCCTCTTGGGCAGTTTCTGAAGTTATGTTAGGATTAAACTCAATCAAATACGTAATTGGTAGAACATTCATTTGAGTTTGTTCTACCGATTGTTGATTTGCATCGAGGGGAATGTTCATCCAATCTGGTTTCATCATTTGTTCATTCCATTTCATATCTGGTCCAGGAATAATCTCCCACCTTTCCTCATTATTGACGCTATCTCCATCTGGCGCTGCCTCATCCGAATACCATTGTTCTTTATTTTCAGCTGTTCCTTCGGCTATTACAATTAGGTCTTGGAGTTTCTTTTTTGCCTTCGCTGCTCTAATTGGTCCGCAAACTTCATAATCTTGTTGTATCGCCTCCATTGCCTCATCAGACATTGTAGAGGGAACAGGTACCATCTCATCATTCCACACTTCATATTCTCCAGTAAAAATTTGTCCTGGGTTGTAAGCTACATTATATCCTCCAGTAACCGCTGACCCACCTGGAGATAATGGAGCCTTCATATAGGCTATTTTTATCTTAAATCTTTTACCCGCATCTGTTGCTAAAAATGTTGCTAACTCTTCTAAACCCCATTTAGCCCCACAAATTTCTTTATTGTCTCTATTCATGTATGCCCCAGAATCTTGGTTAGTTTCTTGATATTGTCCCTCCCATAATTCTACACAGGATTCACAAACAGGTGCGGGTGGGAGTTGTTCTGGTGGTACATTTGGATCTTGGGGAGCTGTACACCCACTAAAATACCATAGTTGTATTGGTTCCGTCTCTGGGTTAATGTCTTCAACATCAGGAATCTCGTATGGTTGACTATAATCATTAGGGTCAGTAACTGGAACATTATCTAATTCCTCATCTAATTTATCATGTTGTTCTTGAGTGGAGTATACTGATTTTTTACCTTTTAATACATTCTCTTTATGTCTTTTATCAAAATCCTCTCCTCCAAAAAATTGCGAAGCTTGTGTGTCAGAATCGGTATCGCTCCATTCTTTATTATCTTTCATGGTATCTAAAACTTCTGGATAATCAGTAACCATTAAAAAGTTTATATTTGTTTGTCTATAAGAATTTTTATAGGTAAAGATAGGTTCCATCCTACCAATAATATCTGTTTGTGTCCAGTTAGCAGAAGAATTCTCTGTCCAACTTTCTATGTAAGGAGGAAACCACATTACTCTTCCATTATTTGGTCCTCTTTCATGAGGTCCTAATCTAGAAAACGCCTCATCTTTCCAAGCTAAATTCTCTAAAGAAAACATAAATCTTTTTATATCATTCTTAGAACTTTGAGCAATGTGTGGAACCCCACCATCATCTAATACACTCATCCCTCCACTCCATGTTGTACCATCCTTTATGAGTTTTTGATGTCTAATTAATGCATCATAACGAGAATAACTCTTTGGTTTGTCTCCTTGTGAGGTACTTCTTGTTGTTCTTTTCCAACTTCTTGAATATGGTAAGGTTAGGTCTTCACCTTCTTTTTTATAACCTTTAATTCCAGATCCCCTACTTTTAGGTCCATGTTTAGTATTAATCCAAGTAGTGTCTTGCCTCATTGCATCACCTAATCCACCAGAAACTCCGTCAGGTGAACGATTAATTATCTTTTGTGTATAATCTAATAAACCTTTACTACCAACATCTTGACTCATAACTGACGTTATAAAATCTACATCCGACGCCCCAACTGGTGCCCATATAGCCTCACTTTCAACCATATCTCTTTCACTGTCGTTATAAACTAACGCCCTATCTTGACCAAATTCTCCATCTATTACCCAATCACCACGTCCTCCTGCTAAATAAGTTGGGTCACTATCAGCAATACTTAGTTGTTGAACAAAGTAATTTGTTGTTGATTTTGGTTTTCTTGGACCAGACAATACCCAAGCTAAACTTAAATAATCATTATTTAATGAAACCGTCCCTTCTGAATAGTCTACAGCTGGGACACCATAAGTAGACCCTATATACATGTCAGCAGAGGTAAATAAATTTCTTAATAGATGACTGTCTCTAGTGATTCTAGTACCAAACGAACCAAGAATCCATTGTTCAAGAATTCTTGTATTTTGTATCATAACTGAGGGAGCCTCAGGAAAACCATCATTATAAGGTTCTATTGGTGTGTATAGAGTCTTAACTCCGGTACCATTAGGGGCAGAAGCATTATTGAATTGGAATCCTCTTTCACTTATTTTTAATCCATAGAATCTATTATCTATTGGTCCTAAATTTAGTGTTGTTGCATCAAATCTCATGAAATTACCATCAAAGTTTGCAGAGATGAATAAATCATACATTAATGGATTTGAGTCAAACCAAGAAGGATAATTACCTGATGGTTTTTGAGATTGGGTTATTGCGACTATTCCAGTATTAATCCCACCACTATTGTATTGAAGGCCAGAAGTATATGTATTATCAAACTTTCCAAGCATAAATGGTGGTAGATTACCAAAATTATCGGGATTATTAATTTCTCCTACTGGTTCACCGTTAGATGTTGGTATTGTAAACCAAGTGCTTGCATCTAATGATTCATTAGTAGGATAAAGAGAATTAATAGTATATAGATTTATGTCGCACAAAGTACTCCCGATAATTGGAAGAATGTATTCTGGAAATTCACATTCTATATGTGGCATCATACTCCCTGAACTATTTGTAATTGTATCTATAGTTAAATCTCCTGGTGTAGTTTGAGAATATACAGGTCCGTCTAGATTTAAGAACCCTACCGCGCCATTGTTATAAAATGCCCCAGTTTGATAGAATTGATTGCCTACTACTAATTGTTGTAAAAAAGTATCGTTATTTTCCTGAAAGTTTACTGAAGACTCTTGGTACATTGCAACATCTTGTTGGAATCCTTCTTCTGTTATAACATTAGGTAGGTTTCTATCTAATAACCAATTCCTAAGCTCCTCAGTTGTTGTTACTGCGGGAACTCCTGTTATTATGACGTTATCTATATTGGTTGACATATTATCTTTTAGAATAAATATTTTTATTTAACTTTTTTTACTTATCTGCTGCCCTTCCGTAATTACCCGCTTTTAATTCATCACTAATCTTTCTTGTTATCTCAGTTACAAAATCGTCGGAGAGGTCACTAACACTAATATTCCTACTCACATCCTTAAAATCTACTTTAATTTCACCCCCTACATCTCCCCCTACCTGAACTATAATCGGTTTAGATTGTGTTCTAGTAATTAATTTGTCTAATTCTGCTAATTTACCAAAAACAGACCCACTACTATCGAAATTTTGTAAAGCGGTACCTAAACCAGTTAAATTTTCTTTTAATAAAGCGACTCCTTGCCCAGCAGATTGTAGTCCTGGTCCATACCCAGCAACCTTCTCTAAGAAATTATTTGCATTCCACATTCCTAACAATGCAAATGGATTTGACATCGCCGCCAACGCCACCGCCATTCCTCCTAGTCCTTTAGCAATATCCCAAAGGCTATCCCCAACTCCTTCTATCATAGCCAAACCTGAAAAAGAAGCAACTAAAGATGCCATACCATTGGCGGCCAACCATACGGCCCCTCCAACCATTAACGCGGCAGCACCCACAGCTAATAAAACTACAGCAGCCATCCACATAGGAGGAGCAGTCGCCAACGAACCAAAATACATAAGTGCTGCGGCTGTGGCTCCTAGTACAACAATCATGGCAGTCATAGACCACATTATAGTACTAATCATATCATTGAAGTGTCCTAAATGAGTAACTGGTAAATTCGCAACAACCTCTCCTAGTCGTGCAAAACCTTTGGTGGCAAAATTAACACCGGCACCAATCATCATAACACTAGCACCAATAGCGGCAATCACCGCAGCGGTTCCTAATAATCTTGCTTGGGATCCTTGACCTGCTCTCTTCAAACCCATACCCGACGCATTACTACCTCCTGATAAAGCACTCGTCGCTGCTGTGGAACTACTAAATCCAATTCCGAACATTTTTCCAGCGTAAAACCATTTGGCCGCACTAAAAATAATTTTTGCGAATAATAACCCTGCTAGTGAAAACATTTTCCAGAAGGTATTAAGTTTCATAAACCATTTGCTAACAGTGATAACCGCATCGGAGAACAACTTTACTCCTGGTAAGAAGAGTAATTGTAAATTTGTTACCAGTGCATCTAAAGTTTCCTTGAACGTTAGTAATTTCGCCGCTTGTGCCGCAGCTGCCGCTTCAGATGCTCTATGTTGTTCAATCATTTGTGATGATACCTGAGATAATTCTTTTGTGTATGTTTTACCTTCACCATCTAATAGTTGAACTGTGGCATTACCTCCTTTTGATACTTGAGCGATATTTCTTAAAAATTCTTTATCCTCTGGTGTGGCGAACATATTCATCTGACTATCTATCGCCCCCAGCTTAGCTTGTTCTAAAGCCCTTTCGGATAACTTCGCAACAGACTCACCAGTTATTTTTGAGAGTTCGTTAAGACGGTCTATTTCATTAGCTGTTAATCTAAAGATCCCTGCTTTTTCATCAAACTTACCAATAAACTTGGTGGCTTTTAATACTGAATCAACAAACCCTTCAGTGTCATTACGTGCTTGATACATTAGTTTGAAGGGGTCTCCCAATGCAGACATTTCCCCACCTAAGACTTGTAAAGCGGCCGCAGCCTCTATCGCCCCCTCTGGTCTAAACACTTTATCAGCAAAGTTTGCAATTCCTTCAAATTCAGACCTAAGTCTTACTAATTTTCTACTAACATTCTTAAGTCCTTGTTCAAAGTTTCTAAAACGAAGTTTGGAAACGTCACTTGTCATTGTATGAACAAACTTCATCATCTTTTGTGCATCCAATCCATGTTCTATGGCGTCTTGCATTACCTTTTCATAGTATTTCGCACCCTCACCAACACTTAAACCAAATAGTTCCATTTTGGCCATCGCCATCCCTATTTCTGGAAATATCTTAAGTAACTCTGAAGTTGTTTCAAATTGAGCTTGGGTGAGTACTAATTGTCGACCTGTTAAAGTTGATACTTCTTTTTGAATTTTTGCTAATTCAGCTGCACTAACTCCTAAAGTTGTTGCATAATCTAATGCCCCTTCTAGATTGTTTCGGAATATAATCGCCATATCTCCAGTTAAACCCATCCCAACACTTGTTGTTCGAATAGCTTTATCTATCTCAAGATATAAATTAACTACTTTTCTAAGACTGAATACCTCATCATAGAGTTTATTTACTCCTTTCTCAATCTCTTTAGTCATTGCTTTTCGAATAGACAAAGCTTGTTTTTGTACATCTAACTTTTGTTTTAAGATTATTTGTCTTTTCTTTAGGTGGTCTCGTAAATTTTCTGCATCTTGAAGTTCTTCTTCTGTTGCATCAGACCCCTCTTCTTTCATTCTAAGAATCTCTTTCTCAACCTTCAATATATCTTCTTGGGACTTTTTCAGGGCTTGTTGTATCTCTAACAACTGTTTTCTTGCTTTGATGTGTTCAGAAAGTCCATTGTTGACAACTTTCTGCCTAGCTATCATTTGGTCAACTAGGTCGGCCTCCTGTCTAAGTTCTTCTATTCTACTCTTCGCATCTGCCATAATCTAATTAGTATCCTGCTGTTTTTGCTTTTATGTTATAAATTGTTACATCTAATTTTTGTCCAAAAGATGATAAAGCTTCGTTTCCACTTAACACTGTTGGGGAATATGTCTTTCCGTAAATAATACCTTCATTATTACCAAAAAGAAATCTTATTCTTTGGTCGTTGTCTTGTGGATATTGTTGAACTCTACCAAAAATACTTGCATCAAGGTCAATGAGTTGGAATCCATTGTCTAACATGGTTACTGTATATTTAGCCTCTTGATTATGTTGTCTTAAGTAAGTATGAGCTGTATCCCCTTGGGTGAATACTGTTAAAGGATCATTGTTTATTGTCATATTTACACCAAATTCTTTTCCTTTATCTGTGCTTACACCGTCTCGTGGGAATATGTAATCAAATTCGCTGTCTTCTTTATCTTTCTTATTATCTACACTTCCTTTACCCTTACCCATTCCACCATATGTTTTGGTAAATGCATACTCTGATTCTATGTCAATAATTTTAATTTGGTTTTCTCCTGCGCTTTCTCCATCAACACTTACCGTACAAGGATAAGTACGGTGTAAATAAATTTCTAATTGTTCCTTCCTTAGATTTATTGTAAGTACTTTAGGTGTTGTTACTTCGTCCTCAACTCCATCTTCTTGTGTCCCTATTTTCCCTACTTCTATTTCTTTAGTTTCTTCTGTTAGATCTAACCCACCATGTTCGATTTTATATTGTGGATAGTCTTCTTTCATTTTATCTAAAAAAGAGTCCATATATAAAGCGTGGTTAATCATGTCATCATCGGTAAGATTATGAGCAGAGGATAAATATATTTTACTAAATTTAGGTTTTATTATCTTAAGTAATTCTTTTTTCTCCTTTTTAACCTGTCCCTCTAAAACCTTTAACATTTTTGGGTCTTTTTGGTATGATTGTTTTCCAGCCTCCAAATCTCTTAATTGTTTTATACTCTCTTTATATCCTTCAATTAAAAATGATTTGGTACTAAAGAAAGTTTCACTAATTACCAATTCCTCTTCTGCCTCATGGGATGGTCGATCAAGAAAAGTTATTCTATGATCTGGAAACTCTTTTTTCAATCTCCTTAAAATCTGTCTCGGTCCTTTTCTAAAATATTCTATGAATGAGTCACTAGTGTTAAACTCTATCCCCATTAACTTAAACAATTCTACTATTTTTTTATTTCTATTATAGTTGTTTGTTTCTATCTCCTTTTTATCCTTACTTTCTTCACTTTCTGGAGCGGGAACCACAATAGTATTACCATCTGGGGTTGTTCCCAAATATTGAGCATCCTCAGAAGTATACTTTGTTCCTTTCTTTATTAGTAAGTTTGGGAGTTTTACATCGTTAACAAATGAATAAGTAAAACCGAATTTCCTTCCTGTGCCTTGTAATAGTTCTAATACTACATGATTAACATATCCTTGGTCGATTGGCATAGACCCTAATGCTTGGTCAACTTTACCTTGTATATTAGAGGCTCCGACGTATCCTTGAGCCACATTTTCGGTACTAGGATCAACTGCAACGCTAGTTCCAACCTCTCTATCTACTTGTTCTTTAAGTAGTCTAGGTTTAACCCCCATTAATTCTTGTATTCTGATATATTGTCTTTCTGCGGTTTTCACTAATAATTTCTTTTATTATAAATATCAATTATAAAAAAAAGAGGAGACTATTATCTCCTCTTTGATTTATTCGCGGCCGCCTTCTGGGCTTTTTGTTTTTCTTCAAGTTCTTTTCTTAATTCACCTATATGTATTCTTCTTTCATATATTGGCATCTCCATCACATCGGCTCTTGTAAATCCACAATGATGTACAAGGATAAAAATTTCTTTAATTAACTCAGGTTTATAACTCGACGTTAGGCCAAAAAAATCTGACCGTAATTGGAATGAGACTGCGAAACCCGGCACCTGAAGGAGCCTCCACGTCTACCCTCAGATCTATTCCTGGTTCAATGTCATCCATATATTTTCTTAATTCTAATGAATCCCCAGCTGGCATATATTGAACAAACTGTTGAATATATGACTTATCGGTATTTCCATCTACATCAACAATTTGTTTAGTTAGTCTTGATGTTAATAGATTTGAGACCTCTCCTTTATAAATTTTAGCTCTTCTTTCCTCTGCCTTCATTAAATCTTCTTCATCTCCAGCGGTTAATAGTCTAAATTTAATTGTTTTCTTAGTTCTTTTTAGGTCAAACGAAAAACTCCCATTTTCATCTGGTGTAGCCCCAAGATTCTTAATTTTTAATTCTGATAGGTTGATTTCTGTTTCGAACTCTTCTTGTGTTTTTGGGTCAGTTAATTTAACTGGGTACATTTCACCGTAGGAAGTTGATCTTAGAAATACCATTATCGCATTTCTATCTCCTAGGACTAAATCTTTGGATGAAATACCTTTTTCTTTAATTTTACGGTCTAGAAGTACATCTAGTACTTTACCAGATTGTAAAAGGTTTGGTGAGGTTAATATATTCTCGTCCTCTGCGGTCATATATTCCACTTTAATATTCTCATCACATCCAGGATACAATATACCTTTAGAAGGTAATGAGATCATATCAAACGGTACTGTAAATTTGATTTCTTTTTCTGACATAATTTATGTTATTTTTTAATAAAATTTTATTCTTGTAGAAAAAGTTAACGATTAATAAACTAATGTAAACAATTAAGGACCTAAAATAGGTCCTTAATGAATATAATATTTTTATGAAATATTGGTTAGTATTTTAAGATTGCTCTGTCGAATCTCAAAGTAGCTGAAACATCGGCTAAATCATCCCCACTATAATCTAAGTCTCCAAAGTTTACGTTGGTTAAGAATGTTCCTCTTAGTTCCCAATTTTCAACAATCGCCCCAGTTGGGTCTAACATAAATAAGTCTACTTTCTTTTTATACCCAGCCGCGTAACCCATTCTACCTGTTACTGACTCTGCGTGTAGTCTTACCCATTCCATTAATGCTTGGGAAGAAGACGGTGCAATAGGATCTCTGAACGTTACGTCAATAGTTTCCCATTGAAACTGACCTGCCACAAATGTTTTTGTGTTAAGGAAAGGAATTTCAACTTCATTAATTGTTATTGCTGGTCTTGCGGAGCTAGATATTATCCACTCTGCTATTCCTAAGTCAGAAGGAAATTTCATTATAAACCGATTCTTTCTCTTTGGCTCGTAAGGAACCGGCATTTTCATTAGTAAATCTGCCATGTTTTAGTTTTTTTTTAGTTTGTATTATATTTTGAATACATCTATAAATATACGCAAAAATAAAATTATTTAAGTAGTATGTACTATTACTTTATTTTTCCCCTTTTCTGAGGTGTCATAAACATAGAACTCCACCTGTGGGTATAGTTTTGTCATGACTTCTTTTATTTTTTTTACCACCTCTTGTACATTCTCAAGGTCGTCATCGCTAAACCCTATAGCGATTTTATTGTATTTTTGTTTATCCATTGATTCGAAAGCTTCAATGGTTCTCTTAACAAAATCATCTAAAGCCACTCCCTTTTCTTTTTTTACATCTACTTCTCTTTCCTTAAACGATACTGGATAATAATAGTTAGACTCTATATATTTTTGAATAATCTCTTCTGTTTCCCCGGTAAAATCATAATTATCTTCTATATTTTCTACCATCGTATCTTTTTCCTCTTCCGTAAAATGATTATCTATAATTATCTTAACTCCTTTCTTTAGGGTATCTGGTGATTGTGGTCTCGCTGTTATGATTGATATTGTCTTA